GCACGCGTATTGCGCGAACAAATACGCAAAGATATGAACAACTACGCAGATGACTGCGCAGGCGGGTCGTGTAGTAGTTTTGAAGAGTATCAAAAACTTTGCGGGGTGATTCAAGGCCTAGCCATCGCAGAGCGTTATGTAATCGACCTTGCTGAAAAAGTGGAGAAGAGTGATGAGTGAAACAATCCTGCAACCCGGCATGTTCGCCCTGCCAGAGCCCATCCAACCTATGGAAGCCCCAGACCCCGAGGCGACAGCCGAGGAAAAAGCGACACAACTACCAGAGCCCACAGGCTGGAAGCTTTTGTGCGCCGTGCCTGACGTGATGGACACGTTTGAAAATTCAACTTTGCTTAAGCCGACAGCGTTCATGAAACAGGAAGAGACGGCTACCACCGTGCTGTTTGTGTTGAAAGTGGGTCCAGAAGCGTACAAAGACACCAACAAGTTCCCATCAGGAGCTTGGTGTAAAGCTGGAGATTTTGTGCTGGTACGTACCTACTCAGGTACACGGTTCAAGATTTATGGCAAAGAGTTCCGTCTGATTAATGATGATCAGGTGGATGCAGTTGTGCAAGACCCTCGCGGTTTAACCCGCGCATGAAGGAGATGAAATGACGGAAGAGTTTAAGTTTCCAGATGAGCTGGACAACACCGCTGTTAAAGTGGAAGTTGAGTCCCAAGACGATGATATAGAAATAGAGATCGTTGACGACACACCCCCTCAAGACAGAGGCCGCAAGCCTTTGGAGAGGGACGTAGAAGACCCGACGGAAGAAGAAATCGAAAGCTATTCCGCGAACGTCAAAAACAGAATCAAAGAGTTGACACACGCTCGCCACGACGAACGGCGTGTCAAAGAAGCCACTCTCAGAGAAAAAGAAGAGTTGGAACGACTGGCTCAACACCTGATGCAGGAGAACCAGAAGCTAAAGCACTTTGTTAATAACGGAAGTCAGCAATACGCGATAACCGTAAAGAGTGCTGCCGAAGCTGAAATGGAAATGGCCCGCCGCAAGTATAAAGAAGCACAAGAAGCTTTTGATACGGACGCCATTATTGCCGCACAAGAAGCTCTGACGGATGCAAAGTTTAAATTGGAGGCTGCTAAAAATTATCAGCCAACCACTTTACAAACTGAAGAAAATGATGTACAAACGCAACCAATAGCTCAAACCAGAGTTCAACCAGACGAAAGATCGCTGCGCTGGCAGGCAAAAAACCAGTGGTTTGGATCGGACGGGTTTGAAGAAATCACCAGCTTTGCACTAGGGCTGCATAAAAAGCTAGTCAATTCGGGAGTAGACCCCCGCAGTGAGGATTATTTCGAGCAAATTGATGCTCGCGTGAAGTCGAAGTTCCCTGAGTTATTCGGTGGCACGGAAGACAAGCCTAGGTCCGGTGAGGCTCCGAAAAAGCCTGCGGCAGTAGTTGCGCCTTCGACACGTTCGGTAGGTGCAAAGAAAATCCAGCTAACCAAAACGCAAATAGCGTTGGCAAGTAAGTATGGATTAACCCCGCAGCAGTATGCTGCTGAAGTAGCAAAATTGGAGTCTAAAAATGGCTGATAACCGCACCAATCGTGATTTAATTTCACGCGAAAAAACGGCTCGAGCAGTATACGTACCGCCGACCAACCTGCCTGATCCGACACCTGAACCGGGTTATGTGTACCGCTGGATTGCGACACACATTCTTGGTAAAGCAGAACCAGTTAACGTGTCTCGTAAGATGCGCGAAGGCTGGGAGCCGGTAAAGGCAGTTGACCATCCAGAGTTGTCGCTTGTTGGAAACGACCAGACTGGTAATGTGGAAATTGGTGGATTGATGCTTTGCAAAATATCCACTGAACAAGCACAGGCCCGGAATGATTACTTCAACACCCAAGCACAGCTACAGATGGATTCAGTGGACAACCACTTCATGCGAAATAGTGACCCCCGCATGCCTCTGTTTGCAGATCGTAAGTCTACAGTCAGTCGCGGTGGTGGGTTTGGTTCTGGTTCAAAGTAAATAGGAGTCCTTAAATGGCATCTACCGCAACACCCTACGGCTTTCGAGCCGTAAACGAAATTAACGGGCTGCCCTATGCCGGTGCAACTCGTCAGTTTCTGATCAATCCGGCTGGATACAACACGAACATCTTTAACGGATCGCTCGTGTACGTGAATTCGTCCGGCTATCTGCAAATCGTCACCGCTACTGGCGCTGACTTGACAACTAACGTGTTTCCTGCTGGCTCTAGCTCCGTTACCGGCGCTATCGGGGTGTTCGTTGGTTGCTCATACGTCAATGCTCAAGGTCAAGTGATCTACGCTCAGTACTATCCTGCTAACACCGTGGCTCCTGCTGGAACCGCTATCACTGCTTACGTTGTTGATGACGACCGCGCAGTGTTCCAAGTGCAAGCTGATGGTTCTGTGGCTCAAACTGGTTTGGGTACTAACGTGTATCTGTCTGCTGCTCAAAGCACCAGCACCGGAAGCACAACCACAGGCAACTCAAACACTTCTGTGTCTGCTACCACTGTAACTACCGCTGCGGCTTTCCGCATCGTTGGTTTTGTGAATATGCAAGGCTTCTCGACTGTTGGTGACGCGTATACTGATTTGCTGGTGAAGTTCAACCCCAGCTTCCATTCATACGGCGTTAACGTCGGTCTGTAAGGAGTGATTTAAAATGGCTATTTCTCGTGCACAACTACTGAAGGAACTCTTGCCCGGCCTGAACGCTTTGTTCGGTTTGGAGTACGCTCGTTACGGCGAAGAGCACAAAGAAATCTACGAAACAGAGAAATCTGAGCGTAGCTTTGAAGAAGAGACCAAGCTGGCTGGTTTTGGCGCTGCCCCCGTTAAAAACGAAGGCTCCGCTATCGCGTACGACAATGCTCAAGAGGCATTTACTGCGCGTTACAGCCACGAAACCATTGCTTTGGGTTTCTCGATTACCGAAGAGGCAATCGAAGACAACTTGTACGACAGCCTGTCTGCTCGTTACACCAAAGCCTTGGCTCGCGCTATGGCTTACACCAAGCAAGTTAAAGCTGCTTCCGTTTTGAATAACGGCTTTAGCGGTTCTTACTTGGGCGGTGACGGCGTTTCTTTGTTTGGCGTTAGCTCCGGCGGTTCTCGCGTGGGCCACCCGCTGATCAATGGCGGCGTGAACTACAACAGCCCAACCACTGGCGTTGACCTGAATGAAACTTCGTTGGAAAACGCTGTGATTCAGATCGCTGCTTGGACTGATGAGCGCGGCCTCTTGATCGCTGCTAAGCCTCGTAAACTGGTGATCCCACCTGCTTTGCAGTTCGTTGCTACTCGTTTGTTGGAAACCAACCTCCGTGTTGGCACCAATGACAACGACATCAACGCTCTGAAAAACAACGGTTCTATCCCAGAAGGTTACGCAATTAACCACTTCTTGACCGATAACAACGCTTGGTTCCTTTGCACCGACGTTCCTAACGGCTTGAAGCATTTTGAGCGTATGGCTTTGGCTAACTCTATGGACGGGGATTTCGATACTGGCAACGTGCGTTACAAGTCACGTGAGCGTTACAGCTTCGGATGGTCTGACCCATTGGGTATGTGGGGCTCCGCAGGCGCTTAATTGCATCTGCAAAAACAAAAAGGGGCCGAATTCGGCCCCTTTTTATGGGTGTTCTGCACCCTTTTTACGTTTCTTCTTAATTTTCTTGGCCGCCTTGTTTTCTTCGTAGTGGTGTATACGATGGCAGCTTGCGCATAGCACGATACATTTGGCAGCTTCTAAAAAGGCCCTTTTGTAGCGGCGGCGTTGTATGAAGTAGAAAACGGAATTTTCTTTTGTGCCCGGAGGGTGGTGGAAGTCAAGCGCAGCGGGGTGGTTCTGCCCGCATTTTGTACAGGAAAGCGTAGCTTTGTACTCGTTCCACTCAGCTCGAGCCCGCTTGCTCACTTCTTTTGTGGCAGCTTTTACAGTTGCCTTGTTGCCCTCATAGTATTTTTTGGCATATCCCCTCTGCTTTTCTTTACGCAACTCCGGGTCTTTGTAGGGCATGTTTTATCCTATATCTCCAGTAAAGTGTGCCTTTGGCACCCCAAGGT